GCAAGTACTAAATCTTCAAACTACTGGAAGAGCTGGAATTTCTGGATATTCTGGTCAAAGTCTTCAAAGTAAAACTGCAGATACTACAAATCCTGCCGTTGATGGTAAAATTATTTACCAAGACGATGCTGGTACTACTGTAAAATATACAAATGCTCATGCCACAAGAAATAAAGAAATTGTTTCTCAACTAGAACAAATTATTATTCAAGCAACAAAAAATACTGGAATATCTGCTGAAATTTTCTCTGGTGGTATGACACAACAAAGAAGAACTGGTTCTGATAGACATTTAAATGGTTTTGCCGCTGACGTTCACTTATTTACTTCAGAAGGTAAAAGGTTAAATGTGCAATCGCAAGAACTTAGAGATTGGTGTCAACAAGCTAAAAATGCTGGTGCAACTGCGATTGGAGCAGGTGTTGGTTATATGGGTAATGTTGGTGTACACTTAGATATTTCTGCTGGTAATACAGTTCCAGCTAATTCAGCTAAATATTGGGGAGCTGGTGGACGTTCTGCTAATGCACCTCAATGGTTAATTAATATTATGACTAGCTAAAAGGAGATAAAAAATGCCTGCAGTAGTAAGAGTTGGAGATGGATTGAGTACAGGACACGGATGTGCTGGATCTACTACTTTAGCTTCAGCAAATCAGGGAACAGTAGCTGTAAATGGTATTTTAGCTGCTGTTGTTGGAGCACCAACGGTAGCTCATCCATTTCCGCCAAGCCCTCCTTGTGCTCCTCATGTTGCTAATTTAAATGCTGGATCTGGGACTGTTAGTGTAGAGGGAAAACCTTTAGGTAGAGTAGGAGATTCCGCAGATGCTGGAGCAATGACTTCAGGATCTGGTAATGTAAACTGCGGTGGATAAGGTATAAATAATACTATGAGCACAGAAATTCTATCAGACGCAAATCCAAATAGAGTCGGGGTAACTGCTAAAGTTATGGCCCGTGTAAAGCCATATACTGATTTGGATTTGCGTTTCAAACCACATCCAAACTTTGGTGATGTGGTACCATTAAAAGATATTGCCGCGATTAAAAATTCCATCCGTGGTATTTTATTAACTAATAAAGGCGAAAGACCGTTTCAACCTAATTTTGGTTGTAATATTACTGGTTACCTTTTTGAGCAGCCAGATCCAATTACATTATCTTTTTTAGAAGATGAAATTAGAGATTCTATAGCTCAATATGAGCCAAGAGTAGTTACTACAAATGTAAAGGTTCAAGATAATACTGATGCCAATTCTTTATTTGTTTCAGTGTCTTGTGTTTTAGTATCTACGCAGCAACCAATTGATGTTGAATTATTTTTAGAGAGAACTCGATAAATGGCACAAATTAAGAACGTAACAGAACTTGATTTCGATCAAATTAAAACTAATTTGAAAGTCTTTTTAAGTTCTCAAGATAAATTCAATGACTATGATTTTGATGGTGCAGGATTAAATATCTTATTAGATATTCTTGCATATAATACTCAATACAACGCTTTACTTGCTCATATGTCAATGAATGAAGCTTTTTTAGATTCATCACAAGTAAGATCTAACACAGTATCTCATGCTAAAAACCTAGGATATATGCCAAGATCGAGAAAATGTGCGCAAGCCCACTTAAAGGTTACTGTTACTGGTGACTCAGATTCTGCTAATAATATTTCTATTCCAAAAGGATTTACTTTTATCGGTCAAATTGGATCAAGTACGTATCAATTTGTAACTAATTCTGCGTTTAATGCCACCAAAAATCAGTTTAATAATCAGTATGTATTTGATAAAGTTACTGTTTGTGAAGGAAAACTGGTAAATAGAACTTATCGCGTAGATAATAAAGAAACATTTCAAAAGTTTAGAATTAGTGATACGAACGTAGACACTGAAACAATTTTAATTAGAGTTCGCGATTCATTAACTTCTAGTGACTATACTACATATACTCACTATGAAAGCTTATTAGATGTTAATAATGACTCAAAAGTCTATTTTTTACAAGAGAATAGCAATGGAGAATATGAATTTTATTTTGGTGATGGAGTTTTAGGATATAAACCTCCAACTGGTAATATTGTTGAATTAACTTATATTTCAACAAATGGCGAAGAAGGGAACGGGGCAAAACAATTTTCTGCAAATAGTTTAATTGGAGGACTTTCAAGTATTTTAGTAGAAAATTTTGAAGGATTTTCTAAAACTATTTCAGGCGCTGAAAAAGAAACAACCGAATCTATTAAATTTAATGCTCCTAAGCTATTTGCAGCCCAAGATAGAGTTGTTACCGCTGAAGATTATAGATCAGTTTTATTAGCTAATTTTGATTATATTGAAGATATTTCAGTATGGGGAGGAGAAAATAATAATCCACCAGTATATGGTAAAACATATCTTTCAATTAAACCAAATGATGGAGAAGTTTTAACTGAATCTGCTAAAAATGGTATTAATAGATTTTTACAAAATAAAAATGTTGGATCTATAACAACAGAAATTTTAGATCCAGATTATACTTATTTAAATATTGAAGCATTTTTTAAATATAATCCAAATGAAACTTCTAGAACTCAAACTCAACTAGAAGAAATAGTAAGACAAACAATTATAAACTATAATGACACCGCATTAGAAAAGTTTGATGGAGTATTTAGACAATCCAGATTATTAAGAGCTATTGATGATTCAGATCAAGGTATATTAAATTCCACAATAAGAGTAAAAATGCATAAGCATATTATTCCAATAACTGGAATAACTTCTTCATATAAATCTTTATTTTCTTCAAAAATCTATATTTCTGATTCAAGTGAGCCAGTATTATCTACAACCGAATTTACTGTTAATAATATACAAGTAAAAGCAACAGATGTAGCAATTCCTGGAACAACTAATAGACAAATTAATATTATTTCTGCCGCTACGAACGCCATTATATTATCTAATGTTGGGACAATTTATACTGAATCTGGTATAATTGAAATTCCTTCCTTAAAGGTAGATTCAACAGATATAATTAAGTTTTATGTATCTCCAGATTCTAATGATATTGCTCCAAAATATAATCAATTAGTAAAAATTGAGACAAGTGATTCAAGTGATCCAATTATAGTATTAGGAGAAATTGATACTATTGCAATTCAAGGATCTACTGCTACTTCTAATTATACAACTTTTGCTAGACACGATTGATAATATAAAATGACGTATAATAAAGGAAATAGAGAAACACCAAGTGTAGAAAAACTAATACCCCAACAGCTTGTTGGAAACTCTACAGCGCTTATTGAATTTTTAAAAGAATATTATAAGTTTTTAAATAAAAGCGGTGAGTCTTCTAATGTAATAAATCATATTATTGAAAATAAAGATTTAGACAAAGCTGTAGACTCATACGTAGATATGGTACGTAAAGAGCTCAGCTTTGGCTTACCAAGTGAAATTGTAGCAAATAAGATTAATTTATATAAGCATATTGGAGAATTTTATAGAGCAAAAGGTTCTATTGAATCGTTTAAACTTTTGTTTAGACTTTTATTTAATAAAAACGTTGAAATTTCATTACCTAAAGAGCAAATTTTAGTTGCTTCTGATGGTAGATGGGTGCAGCAAAATGCATTATTTGCTACAATTGCTGCAGGTAATCCCTTTGATCTTGTTGATACATTTGTTGATATTATAAACCCTAATGGATCAATAGTAAGAGTAGAAGTACAACGTGTAAGAAAGCACGACGATTCTGGAACATATGAAATTTCGATCGATCGATTTTTTCGTGGAACGATAAGTAATAATGCTACTTTTAACTCTAATGGAGTTACAGGAACAATAATAACTGCACTATCTGGTTTTACTATTGATTATCCAGGTAGAAACTTTAAAGTTGGACAATTACTAGATGTTATCTATGGTCTTGCTGTTGGTACTAAAATTAAAGTTACTTCAGTAGATTCAAATGGAGGTATTACTGGATTAGAGTTTTTATCTTTTGGTATAGATTATCCAGAAGAATTTACTTCTCAATTGGTTCCGGTTGGATTCGATTATACATTTGGTGTTGAAGAAACTACACCAGGAGATCCATCTGCTTTAACTTATTCAGCAGCACTTAATGACCAATTAAAAGCATCAGAATTTTTAACCGTTGCATTAAATCCATACGTATATGATTCAGAAGCATATTTTGGAGAAATTTACCTTGAAGGATTACGTATTGTTGGCCAGCCAGTATCAAGCTCTGCTAATACAGGAGATGTTAATCAAAGTGATTTAGACGAAGACGATGATGAATTAACTTTGCAAGAACAATTTCCAAATAGAGCCATTGTTACATTTTTTAATACTGCTCTTTCAAAATATGCTGGTGCTTATTCTACAAATAAAGGATTTTTATCTGACGATATTTATTTACAAGACAATTTATATTATCAACAGTTTTCTTATGTTATTAAGACAGATGAACAATTTAAGACTTATGAAAATTTCGTAAAACAAGCGGTTCATCCATCTGGGATGATTGTGTTTGGAGAGTTTGAAATTACTACTGAGTTGGATGCTTCAAGAGCTATGGCTATTCTTGAAATGTTCTTTAGACAAGACTTTATTGATGTAATAAGAACCGAAACAACAGAATTTTCTAAAGTAATTACTAAACCACTTGAAGATGAAATTATTACTTCTCAATTTGTATATTACGAATTTACAAAAGTACTTGAAGATTCTTCTGCTGCAATAGATGATTATTCATATGAATTAACTAAAGTAAAAGAAGATTCAATATTATCTGTAAGTAATATTGAAAGCTTTTCTTTACAAAAGCCTTTAATATCTGAAGCAGAAGCTTCAGATGGAAATATTATAGAAGATCCTTTAGTAGTATATGCTTTAGATTATTTTAAACAAGATTATTCTGAAGGATTAACTGTTGATTCTTCTAGTGGATTTAATTATATTTTAAATAAAGGTTTTGGTGCGGATGATATTGTTCTTGCAACAGATGGAGAAAACTCTACTGTAGCTTATTCTCTTAACTATTTTGCACAGAACTATTCTGAAGGTGTAGGTGATGGAGTTGAGCGTATATTTACTAAATCACTTAATGATTCAGCACTAACTGTCGATCAACTTTCTTATAATACAACAAAAGCAGTTATAGATAATACTGCAATAGACGATACTAATTATATATTTAATGTCGAAAAAATTATAACTGATACAACGACTTCTGGAGATGATCTATCTATCTCACTAGAAAAAGATCTAGAAGATGATATAAATATTGTTGAAGGTGGAGCAGTTGAAATAAATCCATATTCACCATACTACTTTAGTGAAGGCTATACTGACGGTCTTTACAGAGCTATTTCTTAAAACCAAGGAGACATTTAAAAATGTTAATGCAAGAAAAATTAAAAGCGCGAGGTGAAGTTCAAGTTGAGATCTTTGACGAGAATGGCTCGCTAAAAGAAAAAGTACATATTCCAAACCTAGTTGTTCAAACTGGTCGTGACTATATAGCTGAAAGAATGGCAAATGCTAATGATAGCGTTATGTCGCATATGGCTACAGGTACTGATAATACATCTCCAGCCAGTGGTGATACAACACTAGGCACAGAAAATGGTAGAGTAACTTTAGATTCTACGGTTGTGAGCGCTAATGTTGTTACTTATACAGCTACTTTTGCACCAGGAACTTCAACAGGTGCTTTAGTTGAAGCGGGTGTATTTAATGCATCAAGCGCTGGAACTATGCTATGTAGAACTACATTTGATGTAGTTAATAAAGCGGCCGCGGATACTATGATTATTACTTGGGCAATTACAATCTCTTAATAAATAAAGAGTATATTAAAATGACAGCAGTTGTTACCTCATTATTCCATCCTAATTTAGCTAATTCTGTTTATGAAGAAATTCAAAACAGAGGAGCCCTTTATCACTATTTTGTTGGAGAAATTTTAAGTTGGGACGATGAGACTTCACCGCCTGCGCCAAGTAGCGTTATTAAATATGAAAATCGCGTTAGAAATAATATAGTCCAGACAAAGCAAATTCAAATTAATGATGTCGCTTTTGTTGTTCCTAGAATTAATTGGGAATTAAACGAAGTTTATGATATGTTTGATGATACCTATTCATCTACAAATCTTTCTTCAACTGGAGCAGATTCTTTAAAGAGTTCTAGATTCTATGTTTTGACACAAGATTTTAATGTTTATAAATGTATCTATAATAATAATGGCGCTCCTTCGACTGTAGAGCCTAGCGGAACAAGTTCTAATTATTTAGAAACTTCTGATGGCTATGTTTGGAAATTTATGTCGTTTATTCCTTTGGGCTTACGAAATAAATTTTTAACTTCATCTTTTTTTCCTATCATAAAAAATGTAAAAAATAGATATTATTCTCAAGGAGTAATTGATTCTTATACTATTCTTAGTGGTGGACAAAATTATGATCCAAATGAAACATATGCTGTTATTACTGGTGATGGATCTGGCCCTTATGCTGAAAGATTAGCTGATCCTGTTACGCATATTGTAGAATATAAAGATGGAAGTAATCAGTATGGAGTTGGAAAAAAGTTTTACATTGATAATCAAATAGCTCCAAAACTACATCTGGTTGAAGGAAATACCTATAGATTTGACCAAAGTCATGTATCAAACAATGGAATAGTATTAAAATTTTCTACTACATTAGACGGTATTCATGATACTGGATCAGAATATACAACTGGTGTTGTATATAATGGAACGCCGGGTACTCCTAATGCATATACAGAAATTACTCTTGAAGAAGGTGTTTCAGATCTTTATTACTATAATGATACCGATGAATATTCAGGTAATAAAGCTTATACCATAGGAAATAGAGGATATGATGGATCAGCAAATATTCAATTAATTATTGAAAGCGGCGAAATTACCGGACTAGAAATTATTGATGGTGGATATGGATATACAACTGCTGATTTAGTAGTCGCAAAAGACGATTTAGATCCTGGAAGTGGTGCCAATATTACAGTAAATTTATCTGAAGGCGACTTAGATACACAACAAGCAAATGTTGAGCTATTAGCGGTTGATGGAGAAATCAGCTATATAGTAATTGAGAATTCTGGCCAAGGTTATACAAATGCGGCAATTAATATTGAAGGAGATGGAGCTGGAGCAGATTTTTCTCCAGTAATAAATTCCGCTGGAGAAATTACTGGTATTACTATTAATAACCAAGGGTCAGGATATAGTTATGCTAATGTGACAATTACTGGAGATGGTAGAAACGCAACTGCAAGAGCTATTATGTCACCATTAGGAGGTCATGGATATAATGCACCAGATGAGCTATTGTCTGATACATTATGCTTTTATTCTTCTTTCGATGGAGCATTAATTGAAGGTTTAGCCGTAAATAATGAGTTTAGGCAAATTGGAATTATTAAAAATTTAAAAGAATATGATTCAATTCATACTAAATTTAATAATGTACTTGGCTCTGCTTGCTTTGTTATTGCAGGAAGTTTTATTGGAGATAATTATCCAGAAGATAGTGATATTATTACTGATGGATCTACAAAAACACTTCGAGTTGTAACTTCTATAGATAATTCAATGCTAGTTCAATCTTTAGATGGATCTATCCCTCAAATTGGAGAAGTATATTATGATTCTAATTCTTTAAATCCTTTTACTATTAGTAATATTACTCGGCCTTCCATTAATAAATTTTCCGGAAATATGCTTTATATTGATAATAAACAAGCATTTCAACCCTCACTAGAACAATCAGTGATATTTAGAACTTTTATTAAATATTAAGTTATAAATAACTGTATACGATAGTAGAAATTATAATAGAGTGTAGCAACAGATGACAATTAACTTTAATACAGATCCTTATTATGACGATTTTGATGAGACTAAAGATTTTTATCGAATCTTGTTTCGCCCTGGAGTTGCTGTTCAGGCTCGCGAACTTACGCAAATTCAAACTATATTACAAAAGCAAATAAGTAGAGTTGGTGACCATTTATTTAAAAATGGATCCCAAATTATTCCTGGATCTGTAAATGTTGATTCTCATGTAGACTTTGCAAAATTAAATTCTACTTATAACGCTGTAGAAGTTTCAACATATCTTACTTCTTTTAGAGATATGGTTATTACTGGTGTTACTTCTGGTGTTACCGCTGTTGTTATTGATTCTTCTGAATGCGCATGTGTCGTTGATGGTACAGTTCCTACATTATATTTTAAATACGAATCTACTGCAGCAGATGGAGAAACCAAACGGTTTTTACCTGGAGAAGATCTAGTAGCTTATCAGGCTGATAATACTGTAGCAAATAATTATCGCTTAAATACTGATTTAGATTCTGACTTATATGTTACAATACAAGCTCCAGTTGGTAATACAACTTATACAAATAATCAAGAGACAGATGTACTAGGAAAAGCTTTTCAGGTTGAAGTAAAAGAAGGTATTTACTATATAGATGGTATTTTCGTTCGTAATGATGAACTTCATTTATACATTGGAAGATTTTATAATACCCCAACAGCTAGAGTTGGATTCAAAGTAACAGAAAGTGCAATTACTCCAGAAGATGACACTAGTCTTTTGGATCCAGCGCAGGGCACATATAACTATACTGCTCCTGGTGCACATCGTTATAAAATTAGTTTAGAACTTACAGAACTTCCTGAAGAATCTTCTGGTTCTGATAATATTAAATTTATTGAGCTTATTAGAATTAAAAATGGTCAAGTTCAAAGTAAAGTATCTAGAACTTCTTATGCTGAGCTTGAAAAGGCTATGGCGCGCAGAACTTATGATGCTAATGGTCATTTTGAAGTTAATAAATTTAAGCTTACTAAACGTGAACATTTAGATAACACAACAAACAATGGTGTTTACTTAGCTGCAGATGGTGGCGATGAAAATAAATTTGTAGTTACAATAGATCCTGGTCGTGCTTATGTTTATGGTTATGAAGTTGAAGCTATTACAACTACATTTATAGATTTTGATAAAGCTCGTGGCGAAGATCATACGGTTGAACTAGAACAACAGCCAATTGGTACACCTGTTGGTAACTATTTGCTCGTAGACAAAGTTCAAGCTTATGCTCCTGATTTTACTCAGTTTGATCAAATTGATCTTGTTCGCAAGTATACTTCTCCAGATGAAACAAATCACTTTGCTCCTGGATCACTAAGTTCATTTGATGAAAAAGTTGGTACTGCTCGAGTAAAATCTTTTGAACTTCATTCTGGTTCATATTCGGCAAATCCGGTATTTAAGTTAGGCTTATTTGATATTCAAATGAAACCTGGATATTCATTTACTGATGACGTTCATGGTTATCGTGAAGCTGGTGCTACTCTTGGCAATTTTTGTGGAGGTGGTAACGTAGTCGTAGATCCAGATGTTGGATATGTAACTGGTACAGCTACAAACTCTGGTAATACAATTACTGGTGTAGGTACTCTATTCGAACAAGAATTCGCTCCTGGCGATGTTGTAGTAATTAATGGTGGAGTTGTTGGACAGGTTAATACTGTAGATTCAAATACTCAAATTACTGTAACTGGTACTACTGATGTTTCTACATCTTATAGTGGTCGTGTTCAAAAATTAAAAGCAATTCTACAAGATCCAGAATATCCAAACTTAATTTATCCAGTTGGTTACCAATATATTAAATCGCTTTATAATATTGATGGATCTCGTGAAGGTACATTGACAGTGCGTAGAATTCTTTCTGATACAACTGATGGATCTGGTACTTGGTCATTTACTCTTGCAACACAAGGGGAAACATATCTTTCTGATCAAGACTTAGAAAATTACACATTATTTGATTCAAATGGAAATGTTGTTAATATTGATTCTGGCGATATTTCTTTTGACTCAGATTCAAATAGAAAGACAGTCTTTATCTCCGGTCTAAGTAATAATACTGCATATACATTAGCAACTACAATTCGTCAAAGTGGTACTGTCGGTGCAGAAAAAACTAAGACTCTTCAAGAAGATTTTTCTGAAGATATTACTGGAAAGAAAACAGTTACTGCACAAAGAATTACTCTTTCAAATGCTGACGTATTACAAATTAAAGATATTCGAGTTACTCCAGGTGATTATGATACTTATGACGCTGGTAACTCTATTTCAATTTTAGATAGTTTTACTCTTGATGATGGCCAAAGACCAACACATTATCAAGCTGCAGAACTAGTTCTAAAAGCCACAAAGAAAGTTCCATCAGGTGCTCTTCGAATAACTTATGATTACTTTACGCATTCAACTGGCGGTAATTATTTTACTGTTGATTCATACACTCGTCCAGATAACCCAGCAGTTGGAATTGATTATGGCCTAATTGGTACTACTAACTTTGCAAATGGTGAATCTATTAATCTTGCAGATATTATTGACTTTAGACCAGTTATTTCTGGTAATAATACTACTACACCAGAATTACCTGCTGTCGGCTCAGATTTAAATACCGATTTAGCATATTATATGGCTCGTGTTGATAAGCTTCTATTGACTTCAAAAGGTGAATGGCAAGTTCTAAAAGGGGTTCCATCAATTGATCCTCAGGAACCAGCCGACTCAGACGCTGGTATGATTATTGCAACATTATATATTCCTCCATATACTCAAAGAGTCGGAGATGTTAAACTTCGTCAACGTGATAATAGAAGATATACATTTAAAGATTTAGGTAATATGGATCGACGTATGACTTCTATGGAAGAATACGTGGCTCTTGATCAGCTCGAAAAACTTACAGCTGACCTTCAGATCACAGATGCTGCAACTGGTATTGATAGATTTAAAAATGGGTTTATTACTGATCAATTTACTGGTCACAGTCTTGGCGATGTAAAAAAAGATGATTATAGATTTGCAGTTGATGGTCAAAACAAAATTGGTAGACCAATGCACTTTACATCTTCACTAGACATTATTGAAAGTGTTTCAGATCAAGCGGAAAGAGCTGCAGCTGACTATCAAAAAACTGGTGATGTTATTACGTTACCTTATACTGAAGAATCACTAATCTTTAATCCTTATGCTTCAAGAACTATTGATGTTAACCCATATAAAATTGGTGCGTATAAAGGTGAAATTGCTCTAAATCCCGAAGGTGATAACTGGAAAGAAACAGATCGTCGTCCTGATTTAATTGTAACTGATGATAATGGTTATGATGCAATTCAATTCTTAGCTGATGAGCTTGGAGTTACTGGTACTCAGTGGAATGAGTGGGAAACTAACTGGACAGGTTCTTCTAGCTCAACAAGAACTTGGACTACTGGTGATCCAAATAGAAGAAGACAAACTGTTCAAGGTTTTGAAGAAACTGTAACAACTATTACTGGTCTACAATCAAGAACTGGTGTACAAACAAATATTTCTTCTACTGTAAACTCTCAAAACTATGGTGATAGAGTTGTAGACCTTTCATATATTCCTTATATGAGAGCTCGTCCAGTTGTGTTTACTGCAAAGAACTTAAAACCTGATACTAAATTCTTTCCATTCTTTGATGATAAATCAGTAGCAGATTATGTAATTCCTGCTCAAGTGTTTAAAGTATCTTTATCTGCTGGTTCGTCCTATATGGATTTTAATCCCGTAAACCTTCAGCAGGGTGTAATTACAGATCAATTCGAAAGAACACAAAACGGTAAAGTAGAACCTGCATATTCGATTGGTGAT